GGCCCAATTCGTTGATCAGAAGCCGGTTGAGCCGGCGCGCCTTGTCTTCGATGTCAGCTAGTTCCTTCGCGCGCGCTGCGGCCAGGATGACGATCGCATCATCCCGAGAGAACAGGTCGCCGGTCGGGCGCACCGTCTGCGGACGGCCAAGCACCGTGTCGGAGAACCCGGACGCCCGTCCGCGCAACCGGGCGATCAGGGCCTCCTGGCCTTTCAGGAACGCGTCGAGTTGCGATTGTGCCTCGCGGGCAATCCGGGCCTGTTCCTGGAGAAGGCGGGTCTGCTCCTTGATAGCGTCTGCCTCTTCCAACAGCGCACGGAGTTTCGCCCGCTCGGTGGTCGAGAGATGAGCCGCCGCCGCCACCTGGTTGTCGATCTGCGCCTGGCGAAGCGCCGCTTCGGCCGCCAGTTCATCCTTGGTATTGGTCGCCTTGAGGACCGCAAGCTCGCGCTCGGCTTGGATCAGGGTCGCGACATCCCGGCGGCGCGCCTCGGCGGCCGCGCGTTGCTTCGCGCTCAGGGCGTCCAACCGCGACTGCTCTTTTGCGTCGGCATCTTCTTTGATTTTCGCCACACGCTGAATTGCTGTCTCCTCGTTGCGGCGCGCGGTATCGAGCCGTTGCGTGGCTTCCGCGAGTTGTCGCCGGGTCGCACCCTCGGTCGGAGCACCGATCCGAGCCCTGAGCGCGACTTCGAGTTCGGCAATCCTGCGTTGCTCTGCCTGGACCAGCGCGTTGGCACCCGCTTGGTCCATACGGGCAGTGGCAAGAGGATCCTGCTGCTCCTCCTTGAACTTCTTCAGCCGTTCCTGCAGGTCCTTGATCGGCTTCTCGGCTCGCTCTGCCGCCTCCCGGATCCCCCCGATCAGCAAGGCGACCGCCGCAAGCCCAGCCATGACGCCGAGTGTAGTGAGGTTCCCCAACGCGAAGAAACCCACCGCACCGATCAACGATCCCAGCCCGGCCCGCATTCCCAACTGCGAGGCCGCGAGACTGGCGAGCCCTGTGCTCATGGTGCGTAACCCGGTCCCCGCCCCCGACGCCGCTTTACCGACTCCTCCGATGCCACCGGACGCGGCGGCGGCACTGGATGCCGCCGCATTGTTGGCTGCAATCACCGCCGCCACCTCGGTAACCTCGCGCTGCTCTTGCTGAATCAGCGTCTGCCCCGCGGCGACCCGCGCCTCCAGAGCTGCTCGCACCTGCCGGTAGACCTGCACCTCGGACAACTGGACTGTGGATTTGGCCCGGATCGCGGCGGACTCCTTCTCAAACCAGCCGACGAGCTGCTGCGATCCTTGCTGGCGCTGTTGCGCAACGGTTCGTAACTGCTGGGCGGCGACGGCTTCCGTGGCCGACAGGGACCGAATCGACCCCTTGACGTCCTCGATGTTGCGGACATACTGATCCGCCCCGACTTTGCTGCCGGAGCTGTCAATCGTGAGGCGGATACCGAAGGTGGGGCCCGTCATTGGGGTTTCTTCTCAGACTCCTGTTTGGCTGCCTGCCGTTGGCGTGCGCGGTCCGCTCGTTCCGTCGTGTGCAGCATCCAGGCGGTGTCCATCTCCTGGATCAGCGCCACCGTGTCCTCCACATCCATGCCGGTGTTCCGGGCATAGGCGACGATCTCCGAGTACGCGAGGGGGTTCGGGACGGCCACCATTCCCCCGCCGTAGGTTCGTCCCCGCACCAGCGTCCAGAAGGCGGACCAGATGGCCGCATCCCCCTCCGCGAGGTCCAGCAGGAGCTCCTCTGGTGCCTCAAGCCCCGCGTCGATCAGGCCCCGGAGCTTGTCCTCTCGGTCGGGGCCGGCGCTGAGGGATCTCCGGAGGGCGTCGCCGAGTCTTTTCCCTGGGTCTGCACGTCCTCCACGCGGAACGTTTCCCGTGATCGCATGGCGGCGACAACGTCTTCCCGGAGCCAGGCGTAGCGCCTCATGACCGCCTTGACGTTCTCCGTGCTGAAGGGCAGCGACTTGTTGTCATCGTCGGTGACCCCGCGCCATTCGCTGACGGCCGCCACCGACAGCTCTGTGGCGATCACCTCATCTTCGGCGTCATTCGTGAAGCCCTTCCGGTAGAAGCGCCGCCGGTGGGACTCCATGACCGACTTCAGCCGCTTGCTCTTGATCGACCGGATGCAGAGCTCGACCCCATCGCCGAACGCCACCCAGGCGCCCTCTTCTTCCGCTTCGGGGTTCGTCGAATACAGTTCCTTCAGACCCATGGTTACTCCTTGGGCAAACGCCCCTCCCGGTGATGGGGTCCCCGGCCCCCTGAGGGGGCTCGGCATCACCGTCGGGGGCGCGAGGTTGCCTCCTGCCACGCCGCGGGACCCGCGCCGCGTGGTCCTCCGTGCGATCAGTGGTTCACGACTTCTTGCCGCCCTTCGGTTCCGGCGTCTCCGGTGTGCCGTAGGCGATAGCTGCAGCCACAGCAGCATCGGCATCCGGCCCCACGCCGATCTGGCTGCCGCTGCTGTCCCGGACACGGTGCTGGCCATCTTCTCGAATGCCCAGCGTCCAGCCTTTGGAGACGAGCAGGGCGGTGCGTTGCGCGTCGGTCATCTCACCCCTCGTTTCACGAATATTCCTCAAATCTTTGCAGCTGGGCGGCACAGGCGTACGGCATGTTGGCAAACGCCGCGAGCTGGATCGGCTGATTGATCTCACTGTCCACCTGAATCCCATCGGGATCACCGCTCAAGAGCTTGGTGCTGGGATAGTCGATGATGAACGCCCGGGTACCGAGCGGATCGGTGAGCACGGTGGAGACTCCGACTGCGGTGTCTGCCTCAATGAACGCCAGCAACGCGCGCGAGTCGTAGTAGCTGGTCAGGTTGATCGACGGCCGGAACCGGGGCTTGAGAATGCGCCCCGCGCCCAGCTGCCCCACAACAGGAAGCCCGGAGATCCCGTTGTCAATGCTGAATCCGGCTTGCGTGATGGTCCCGACCAGGCTGGTGTTGCCCTGCTTGACCTGGGCCACATTGCTCGAGGTGTCGAACATCTCCCCCACGCGGGGCAGGGCAGACAGTGCGTCGGCGGTGATGTCAGTGGCGCCCGCCACCCGAGCGGTGCCGCTGCTGCGGGTCGACCCCACGAAGTCCATCGTGCAGGTCGCGATGCCCTGCGGTGTCAGGGAAAAGTTCAGGGCCTTCGGAATGTGCGAGATCCCGTAGTGCCATTCCGGTACCGTGAGCTGAGGAAGCGCCCGCTCGATGTCGAACCAAGTCGCCGCGAGGATGCCGTCGCGCAGGTAGTCCGGCATGTAGAGCCGGACCTGCGCGGCCGCGGCCGTATCCGTGGCAACACCGCTCGGGGCGATATCGAGTCCGAGGCGGGTCGTGGTGACGTTGAGAACCCGGAACCACCCGTTGTTCGCGGTGATCGGGAAAACCGCACCCTTGAGCCACATCCCCGCGACGATCCCGCAAGCCACGAAGTCGATGCCCGTGCCGTTGATGATGGCAACCTCGCCCGCGCCGAGCCCGGCCGTGGTGAGCGAGATGTTGCCGGCCGCCGGCGCCTCAACCCCGACCACCTTGACCCGTGCGCCGAGGGGTGGGGCGGCCTCATCCACCAGGCCAGCCGTCGAGACCGTGACGCTGGTGGCGCCTGCTGCGGTCGCCCGCTTGAGAAAGTTGTTGCCGGCGTTCGTGAAGCCAGTGCTCCGAAGCAGCTGCGCCACCGCGTAGGCGCCCCAGCGGTTCGGGTCATCGGCCACTGCGGCCAGAACGGTGATGACTCCGGTGGCGGCCGTGACATCGGAGATCTGGGTGTCCGACGTGGCGTTGTACCGCTGCGGAGTGCGCTGCCAGATCGAGAAGAAGAGGGACTCCAGGAGATCGTCGAGGTTTCCGAAGACGAACTCGGTCCCGAGTTGCCCGCCGGCGTCAATGCCGACCCGCCGGAACCCGGCAACACGGTAGTTGCTGACCAGCTCCTTCGACTCTTCGTTCTTGAAATTCGCCTTCAGGGCGTCCGTAGTGAGCCGGAGCGGCTTGAACGCCGGCGTCGCGATCGCGGTGCCGAACACCCCGACGAGCGCGAGCGAGCTCTTGGCATATTTGACTGAGGTGCCGCCGGCGCTGCTCATGGTGTCGTCTCCTTCAGGTCAGCGGATTCACCGCACTTAATGTCCAATACAGATCGACATGATCCCACCACCACCCCTTGTCCCGCTTCCCACCCCAGCGCCGGCTCTCCCGGATCTTGAGGAGCCGCCCACCGACCGAGAGCGCGAGTTCCGGCGCGAAGGCGGCTTTGATCGCGTTCATCAGCGTCTCGAATGCCGCCGTATCGCTGTCCACCGGGATGAAATGATCCACCTGGGTGAACCCGGAGACTTCCAGCCGCCCACTCACCGCGGGCAGCGTCCGCAACCGCTCATTGCCGAAGAAGTGCGTTACCCGGATCCACCGCTCTCCGACCGTCGGCGTGTACAGCGTGTTTTCCAGCGCCCGGTGGTCCGCATCCGGTAGGCCGCTCACCGTGAAGAGCCGGGTTTCGAGCGTGCTCTTGACGTCCGCGTCCTGGCTCATTCAGCGCGTCATCACATGCGCGGCGACCTCATCGGCGACCAGCTGCCCGGCGTTGACCGCGATGCGCACGAACCCCTCGGGGGCTTGCAGCGATGTCCCCGCTTCCAGATCGTCGATATAGTGTGCGTTGTTCGCGCTCTCGATCACGTCACCCGCCTTGGCCGACAGGGCCACTGCATCCATCTGGTCGAAGGACGCCTGCGCTTCCGCTCCGAGCGCCCCCCGAGTTTCGTTCGACCGGGCGATGATCGACTCGACCACCGGTCGCGCGCCCGCGTCCCCGATTCCCGCGTGCCAGTTCGACCGCGCGAACCCCGTGTCGATCGGTGTCCCCGGGCTGTGCGGTCCACCGCTGTGGATCTCGTTGAGCAGCGTCTGACAGAACCCTTTGACGAACAGATCCACCTTCTCGCCGATCACCCCCTGGTGCACCGTGACCGCCTTGATGAAGTCCTCAGGCGGTCCGAGCGTCTGGAGTGATTCTCTGATCTGCCCCACACGGGACAGGTATCGCGGGTCGGTCATCGCTGGGCCACGATCCGATAGAGCAGCACTTGGCCGCCGGTCGGGTTCAGCGTCGAGACGCCGAGGACGGTCCACTTCTCCGAGCCCCGGCTGATCGTCATACCGACCGCCGGCGCGAAGGCCAGCTCCCCGGGCAACAGTGCGAACGATTCCGCGTTGGTGCGAATCGCGGCCCTGGCCTCGAACGATTCCGCATTCCCCCCGGACGCGGGGACACCGGTTGCGTACCCCGTGGTTTCGTCGCCGTCCTTATTGCGCAGTGTGACCAGCGCCCGGAGAGCGCGACGCATGGCGGCAGAGACCAGGGTGGCGAGGTTCATCCCCGCACAAACCGAGGCTGCGGTGCATAGACCAGGTTGCCGAGCATCGGGCGGATGGTCTGGGCCATTACCCGCTCGATCACGGGCACCGATGCGACGGACCCAGCGAAGTCCATGGAGAGCTCGGACCCGAGGCTGAGACTGCTGAGGCCAGACAGGTCGGAGGGCGCAAGGCTGTCTTCACCCGCGTCGAGCGCTTTTCGGATGGCAAAGGCGAGCAGGATCTGACCCCGCTTGAGGAGGGGTGGGATCACGTCGATCGCGAACAGCGTGACGCCGTCTCGCTGGTAGACCCCAGTCCGTGGCCACTCGAGCGCCTGGGTCGCCGTGACCCGAGAACCGGGATAGCGTTCCTCTTCCAGCCGGCGACAGGCAGTCACCAGGTCCCGGTTCTTCTCGTCACTCGAGCTCCCCAGCCAAGCGGTGGGCGGGGGCGCAAGATCCTCGGCGAGGGTCGCGGCTTCGGCCACCGTCGCGTAGGAGTTGGCGGTGGCGGCACCGACGGTGGTCACGAGGGTCAGCGGCATCCTGGGTCACTCCCCGCCTTACGTGGTACGGATGTAGTAGATCTCGACCGTCACCGACCCAGCCCCCGCAATGAACGCGGTGGCGTCAGCAGTCGAGGTCACCGTCAGCACCGGCTGCACGGCGGCCACCTGGAGCTTGGTGCCACTCGGGACGCCGGCCTCTTTTCCCGCCGCCGCGGTGGCGAAGATGTCGATCGTGCTGGTGTTGTAGCGGTCCACGTCGGAGCCGTCGCCGATCGTGAGCGCGGCCGTGGTGTCGCCCGCGAAGCCGGCGGGAACCAGCACGCGGCTGAGCAGGATCAGTGCGCCAGCCGGGATGTAGCCGGTCATGGTCTTGGTGCCGACCGTGGCCCCGCCATCGGTGAAACTCGCGGCGAGGTGGGTCTCGCTCAGTACCTGGACGCGAGGAACAGCGGGCACCTGGCGGCGCTTCGTGACACCCGCGACGGGCGAACTGATTTCCTCGAACTGGGACGTGGGCATGGAGCGCTCCCCTCGTTAGGGCTTCTTCTTCTTGGCAACGGGTTTCTTCGCCGCAGGCTTCGTGTCCTCTGGGGTCGCGTCCACTACTACGACCGGCACTGCCTGCTCCGGGTTTGGCGCTGGAGCCTCCTTGGGGACCGTTGCCCGCGCCTTACCCGTGAGCGGGAAAGCGGGCTTTCCCTGCGCGACCTGCGCGGCTGGCCCATCCGCGGCTTCGTACTCCCCGCTGCTCAGCAACTCGCTGGCGTCCACCGGCCAGACCTCAATCTCCTGGCCGGTTGCTTTTTCTCGCACGCGGATCTTGCCGGCAGTCACGGGCTAGTTCTGCTTGCCGATGAAAGCGGTGTAGCCGATCCCGGTGGCGATCGTGCCAGCGATCCGGGTGTAGAGCCGGACGTAGCGGTAAATCGTGCCCAGGATCTCGTTGGTGAACGGGAGCTCGATGCGTCCGGTGGCCGGCGTGTCCGCCGAGCCGAAGTTCACGGTCGAGTCCCCGAGCTTGATCACGGGCCCAACGATGTTGGTGGACGCGAAGGTGTTCGAGTTCGAGAACTGCACCTCGATGTGGTACGACTCGTTGCCCGTGGCGACTTCGACCTCCGAGAGATCGATCACCGCCACCGCATCGACCCGACCCGCGCCGAGGTCGACGATCTTGTCGGCGGAACTGACTTGGGCGGCGGCCGAGGCCGCGATGACCCCGGCATCCTTGAGCTGGAGATCCGAGTCGAACGTGTATCCGTGCTGCGACATGTGAGCCTCCTCTATGGGCGCGAAGCCCGAGTATTCAGGTCGAGACTACGCAACCACGGCCGCGTTCTTGATCCCGCGGAGGCGAGATGCAGCCCGCCCATGGAGCATGGCGATCCCGGCATACCACTCCACCCGGGTGCGGAGCACCGGGGCGGTTTCGAGCTCACCCAGGTCGGTCACTCGCATGACGCCGTTCTGGATTCCGGTGAGCTTCCCGTCGCCGAAGGAGACGGCATAGATCGAGGTGCTGGCTGCGGCGCCCCCGCCCGGATTGGCTTCGGTGAAGTCCAGCGGATCCGTCCCGCCGTTGTTCGGGTAGGCCAAGAGGATCGGGAGGTCGTTGTATGTGGCGAGCATGCGACCGAACTCATCCTTGGTCCAGAGGATGTTCCCTCCGACCGCGGTGGTCCGGGCGGCCGCGGTGAGCCGACGGCGCATCGTCTTGTTCATGATGAGCGCGGTGGCGCCATCGGCCGCGTCGATCACCTCATCGAGGAGGAGCAGGGAAAGCGCGTCGCCACCGGAGGTGGATCCCGCGTCGATCACCTGCGCGCCTCCCAGGCGCTTCTGCAACCCGTCGAACTCGCGCGGCTGGGTGCTGGAGTCCCCCTTGATGAGGGCGCGTGTCCAGTCGGCCGCGAGGGCTTTCACTTTCATGGCCTCATGGACCGAGCGCTGGTCCTGACCCATGGTGTCGACGATGAACTTGTCGACGTCCAGGTCGCCGCCGGCGATCACCAGCGGATCCACCAGCGGGTTGAGCACACCGACCGACTCGGTGTAGCCCTCGTTCACGCCCCGGAAGGCGATGCCCGGAAGGGTCTGCTCGCGGTTGTATTTGTAGGCGTTGCCCTGGATGTCGGCGAAGGGCAGAACCCGCAGGAGGTCGGACTCCCGGGCAAACATTTCGATGACGGCACTACGGATGACTTCGCCGCTATGCAGTTTGGCGGCCTCGACCAGCGTGAGCGACATAGGGGACTCCGGGGTTGAGCGTTACTTCGTGATCCCCCGCCGCCGCGCTTCCGTGAGTCGCTGGGTGGGGGACAGCTTGTCCAGATCGCCCGCGCCGGATCCCCCGTCGCCACTCCGCGCCCCGCTCCCCGAGGCGTCCTTACCCTTGAAGTACTTCGGCTTCTTCACCTTATAGACTGTCTCGAACCACTTCTTGGGATCCATGCTGGTCGGATCCCCGTCCTCATCGATGACCACCACCTTGCCATCCTTCAGATCGAACTGTGCTTCGGTGATCCGGAGCACGTCTTCGGCATCCTCCTCGATCCCGCCCGCAGCGATGAAGGCGGCGCGGACCTTGTCGGTCAGCTTGAGCTTCCGGTTCTCGGACTTGAGCTCATCCCGCTCTTTCAGGTCCGGCTGCAGCGCGTCGACGGCTTCCTTGACCCGCTTCTCGATCAGCTTGTCGACGTCGGGCGTGGCGTCATGCTCGCCCTTGGGCTTGCCCTTCTTCACCAGCTCGGTGATCTGCTCCGGCGAGAGCCCGGAATCCTGATACGCCTTGAGCGCCGTTTCGGCCTTTTTGCGATCCGCCCGTTCCTTGTCCTTCGTGGTGCGGAGTCCGGCGGTCGTCGGGTGCGATTCGACGTCGACGTCCAGTACAAACTTTCCGTCTTCACCCTTCGCGTAGAACTTGCGGACCGGCTCCTCGATCCCGTCAAGGGAGTCCACCACGCCTGGCAAAGCCATCCCGGCTCCTTTGGTCGGCTCCCCCGACCGATGTGATACCCACAACGCCAAAAAGCCCTGCGGGGACCTCCCGCGGGGCTTGACAACGGCCTCAGACAACGCTTTTCCTGTGCTGCTCAGATTGTAAGTTAGATACGATCCCCGAACCGTGCAAGTCTCATGCGGTCAGGCGGCACCGCGGCGGATCTGCGCGGGCGTAGACTTTCCGAGGCGGAAGCCCCGAAGTACAAGCCGAATCGTGCACCGACACCTCGGGTGTTCCGGAGGGCCGCGCGAGATACGAAACTCCTTACTCATGAAGCTCCCCCCGATAGGCGCGCGCTGGCCATCAAAGGGGCGACAGAGAACACAGGTGCGTTCATCGTCGGCAATGATCCATTCCTGGTCCCATTCCCCTGGACTAATCACGCCTTCCGCCACCAACCGATCCCATTGGGCCCGTCGCCCGTCGTTGAGCGCCTGCATCACTTCGGTGCGAGCGATGTTCTCGGCACGGTCTGCGACATACTCCGCCCGCTTCCGCGCCACCAGCCGATTGATGTGCACGGACGCTTTTCTCATCTCCCGCGCGGTGCTGACCCGGCCTTTGCCCGCCGCGGCCTTGGCTGCGATCTCCTGGGTTGCCTTGGCCTCCAGTCGCGTGCGGAACTTCCCCAGCGCCTCCGTCTGGCGCCGGTTCATGCCGACGATCTGTTTCAACCGTTCGGCAACTTCCCGGGGATTGAGTCCTTCCCGGAGTCCCGCTTCCAACATGTCCCGCACGGCTTGCTGGCTCTCCAAGGTGAGGTTCTGGATTCGGGAGAGGTCCTGGCGCACCAGTCGTTCGAGGGCCGCGGGATTCGCCTGGGCATGGGCGCCGAGCGAGATTTCCACCCGGAAGGTGCGCTGGATCGCCTTCGGCAACTCCTTCGCGGCCTCCGCCCATCCCGCTTCCCGTGCTGTGACGAGCTCCCGCTGCACTTCCGCCAGTACGTTCTGCAGATGATGCCAACCAATCTGCCGAACGATTTCCTCCAGTTGCCGTTGCAGAATCAACCGCTCGATCAACTGAAGGTTGATACCCAGTTGAATGAGCCGGATGGCCTCCAGGATCTGGCGACCGATCCGGCCTTCGAGGGCCTGGGCGAGCTGGTCGAGGGGACTCATGCGTCGGTACCGCCGTTCTCAAGACGCTCGGCTTCCTTCTCCGCGTCCTCCTGCGCATTACCTTCCGCCGTTGAACGGTTGAGGCTGATGATGGCGGTCACCCGGATCCGCTCGATATCACCGTACAGATCGGTGCCCAGAAACCACGCCAGATCGTTGTCGATCGCATTGTTCAGCGGGGTCCAGTCCTCGGGTCGGAGCTTCGCGCTGGCGTCATCGCGGAAGGTCACGAAGACATAGCCGCCTGATTCCGACGCGGGCCGGCTCACGCCCGCCACCGCCAGCCATGCCGCCGCTCCCAATCGCGAAGGAAGAGAAGGTAGGCCCCGACGTCCAGCACCACGTCAACCGTGACCGGGATGAAGAATCGGCGGGGCGCCATTTAGGCGGCCTTCGGCAACAGTTCGAGCGCGAGCCGCACCACTCCTTTACTGTCCCGACCCACCTTGGTGACGCGGAACCGGGAGCCGCGATTCAATATGATTTCGCGCTCGCGCGCCATTTGCTTGCCGACCGGCCCGTCCTTTCCCATCCTAGCTTCCCATACCTTGAACATCGGCACCCCGCGAGTGCCGGGCGGCACGCGGATCTCTGCAATAGCCACATCACCAGCAGAGGCCCCGTCACCGATGGCCCGCTCGCTAAACTTCTCGGCGACCGAAAGATCCATTGACGTGGAGATAAACGCTTGGTCCGTGAACGTCGCACCAACTTCCGGCGTGAATCCCCTGAGGTCCATCCCTCGAAACACCGTGGCCTCCTCTACGAGAGGTGGTGCGGTCGTCAGTGCTTGATCGATCCCGTCGATCCGTTCGCCGACGTTGTTGGTGTCGGGTGGGGCAACCCACTCCGCAGTTGTTGATTGATCCCTCGGTAGTCGGTCGACCCATACACCAACAGGGCGTCCCGCTGATTCGGCGGTAACGTTCTGGCCCACCCCAACAGGCCGTCGGTCCACTCGCCGCCAGTGTCGTCAACGCCCTTGGGCACGCGGGCCTGGGTCACCCAGCCGCCCGGCATTATGCCGCAGCCGATCCGGCAGGCTTCTCCCAAACTACGTCGTCCTCACCCCAACCGAACTTGTCGCCCCTACCCTCACCGCCCTGGTCGGTCGGAGGTTCCAAGGCCTGCTCGCGTTTGATGGCTTCGACTTCCTCCTCCACGCTGAAGTCCTGGGCGAACAAGTCCGCTCGCTTCAGCTCGGTGAGCAGCCGGGTCAGCGTCAGCTGGCCCTTCTCCTCGAGCGTACTGAGCAGTTGCAGCGTTTCCGGAGGAACGATGTCCCCGAAGTCTCGCCGGATCGTCAGGTCGATCTTCTCCCGATCGAGCCCGCGGTACTCGGCGAAATACTGGAGGATGAGTTCCAGTGCGTCTTCCAGGGATCGGAGCCCCCGCTGGAGCTTCGATTCATCGCGCCCGCGGGTGAGTCGCCAGGCCGTGGCGGTCTCCGAAGTTGCGTTGCCGGGTGTGAGGACCGACACGGCCTGGCCCCCGATGCGTTTCTCCCAGTCCTCGAGCTCCAGCCGGGCCTGTTCGAGCCCGGACCCGAGCGGCTCAAGGATTTTGGCGTCCCCGCCGGCCTCGATGTTAAGGCCGAGACTGGAGGACATGATGATTTCACTCGGCGCCTTCCCGTCCGGTGCGCCCACCAGCTTGCCGATGATCACCGGCATCGGCATGCCACACTTGTGCAGCGAGTTCGCCCGATCACTCATCACCTGGCCCCAACGAACATTGGAATACGCCAGCCCCTCGAGCGGCGGGCGCGACTTGAGCATCCCGTCCGACGTGCCGGCATACGCCACCGCCACGGGGATCCGTTTCGATCCGATAAGATCCCCGGAGGCTTCCGCGGCAACCGCCGTCACGGTCCCGGATGCGCTCTTCGTCTCGATCCAGCGCTCCCACTGCACAAAACCCTGGGTGGGGTCCTCTTCCGGACCGACCACCGTCTCCATAACTCGGAAGCGCTGCCGGTAGACCATGTAGCGGGTCACCGTCTTCAACCCGAAGAGGCCGTCAGCCTCTTGGCCGACCGTCTTGAGGACAAGCTGATCGAGGAGGCGGTGTCCACCGAGGAGCCTAGTGCGCCAGGACATCACCTGGTCGACCTTGAAGAGCTGCACATACGGACGGAGTCCCTTCACGTTCTCCTCATCCGCGCGAGGCCGGACGGCGACTGGGGGGTATTCGGCCAGGAGCACGACGTGCCCATCTGTCAGCATGATGTCGAGGGCTTTCTGCGCCACCATCGCCCCGTGATTCCCTTCGCCGTCCAGGTTCTCCCAGTCGAGCTTGATCTCCTCCGGCACGTCGGGACCCAGCTCCGGATCATGCCGGAGCCCGAGCCCAACGAAAGCCGTGACGGCCTGATCGAAGAAGTCCACGACCACGGTCATCGCAACGCGGGCGGCCCAATCGCGCGTGTCCTCGGCGAGGAACTTCGGAAGGTAGGTCGCTTTCTTCAGGCGGAGCGTTTCCGTCGCTCCGCGCACGTCGCGACAGAGCATATACCGGGGCTCCATCTCCTTCGCGTCCGCGGAGCGCCACGAGGGGAGTCCGGTCGTCGTGTCAGCCATGGGTCGGTCTCCTTAGCCCCAGCGGACCCGGACCGCGGTCACCGTGGGTTGATTGCTGGCCTGGCGGATCCAGTTCCAGTAGACGAACGCGTCCCCCTTGTCTGGGGAGCGGCCGAGGCGGGCCTTCAGGTCTTCCTTGCTCTCGACGATGATCTTGCCATTGAGGGTGCGCCATTTCGGACAGACCAGGTCTTCGAAGAGCTCTGGGTCGTTCGGCACGCCGATCGCGCCACTGTGGAGATCGACCCTCGCCTGCCACCACATTTGTGATCGGAGGTTGGCGAACTTCTCGTCTTTCGCGTAGTTCTCCCAGTACGCCGCGCCACCGTTCAGGCCCGCGACTTCGGCCCCGAGCCGCCGTATCTCGTTGACGGTGCCCACTCCGACGCCGACGTTATCGATCCCGACGCGTTCGGCGCGGACCGTCTTCCCCTGGATGAAGGGCCAGACATGCCGGCGGCCAAAGGCGTTCGCGTCCGGGCACTGGAAGCTGGACACCTGGATGCAGAGTTTGCCCTTGCCCTCGGCGATCGACGCGCGGTCACCGTCAACACTGTTGGCGACATCGACACCGAGCGCTGTCTCACCTTCCGCGAGGGCCTTTCGCTGCTCCGGATCCTTCGCGCGGAAGGCCGCGGCCTGAAGCCACTCGAGCCGAATGAGAGAGGTCTGGCCCTGCGCCGGCGCAATACCCCGCACCCGCGACTGGAAGAGTGGGTCATCGTCGCCGTACTTCGCCCGGAGCTTCTCCACCTTCTCGACGCTCTGAGCCCCGGGCACCAGGTTCGCGTTCTGGAGCACCAGGTTCGGGTGATCCAGCGCAGATGCACGGATCGCGACAATCCCCGGCTCGCGGGACACCATCGCGAGCGCGTCCTGCTGAGAGTCCGGATTCCCGAAGAAGAGCCGGAGGTTATGTGGGGCGGTGCATGTCAGTTCGAAGGCGGACAGGATCGCCGGATCGATGCCGGTCGTCTCCTCGAAAATGATCAGCAGGTGCTCAGCGTGGAACCCGCGGGCTCGGCTCGCGACCATCTCGTCGGCGCCGACGCCGCAGACGAAGCCGACGGCGCCCCAGTCATCCCGCCCTGGGCGCATCCGGATCCGGAGTGTGTCGTGCTTGGCCGCGGGGTGCAGCGCGCGGAACGAGGGCCAGAGTTTCCCGATCTCCTTCCAGATATGGAGGGCGAGCTGATCCTCCTTCGGCGCCACCGTGACCACCTGACCGCCCTCCCAGCAGTCCTGCCACCAGAGGGTGAGCACCGCACCTTCGTAGGTCTTGCCGATACCGACCGCGGAACTCACCGCGGCGGATTCGCCGCTGGCGATCGCTTTCGCGGCGGTCCAGAGTGGCTCGACGGTTCCATCCCACCGGTGCGATCGATACGTCGCCGGCCCGTAGTCCGCCCACGGTTTCAAATCAACTCCGAGCCGTTCCTGAGCCCACCGGAACGGATCGGCGCGCCACGCGGTGAGCTGCGCCGGTGCAACACCCTGGGTCGGCTCGCCGGCGGGCTTGGGGCCAAAGTGAAATGGACCAGTGCGGACCGTGGCGAGGCGCCGGATCACGACCGCGGCACCGGAACTAATGAACTCGCGGCGCATCAGGATCCCGATGCCTTATTTGGGAGATCGGCACCGGTCCCCATCACCTCGCAGAGGCGAGCGGCTTTATCGGCAACCACGCCGTGGAGGATGGCCAGGTCGGAGGCGTCCTGCTTCTTCAACCACTTGACATCCCGGAAGATCACGACCTGGTGGATGGTGAGGGTCACCAGCGCCTCGCGCAGGTATTGGATCAGCAGGTCACCCACATCCGCCTTTTGCTCGGCGGTGGTGGTGACCGGATGCTCACCCTTCAGCTTGGACTTCCAGCCTTTGACCGTCCCAGCAGGGAGGTTGTACACCTTTGCCACCGCGTCGATACCCCCGCCGGCGAGCAGCGCCGCGAGAACCGCCGCCTTCGATTCGGCGGAGTACTTTCCGCGACCCGAGCGTCTCGCCGACCGCTTTGGCGCAGCCCTTTTCGCGTTAGAACTCACGCGGCCACCTGGGGTGGACGATGGGCCTGCTCGGCGGGAACCGTGACCGCCCAAAACACCTTGGCGCAGCGTCGGTCACGACAGCGACAGCGAACGGCCCCGGGCGGGGCGACAACGCGAGGTGGAATGAGCGACCACCAAGTCACACTGCCCGCCTCGACTTGGAAGAAGTGGGTCCCTCCAGGGTGCGAGCAGGCGGCGAGGTCACCTTCGTTGAGCCGCTTCCAGTCCATGCGATGTCCTCGGAAAGACAAAAAGCCCCAGGACCGATGTGGTCCGGGGCTTGGCTACGGCCTCAGAGGTTCAGGGTACAAGTTATACAATCAGGGCGGTGGCGTCACGGTTTGGACCCTCAGTCCGCTCGCCACCGCAATCTCCTGCTCGATTCTGTTCGCCCATGCCTCGACCTGGTGAGGAAACGCCATCGAGCCCAACTGCGCCACGCCACGGAGTTCATTCGCCAACTCCTGAAGGCGGCAGACCACCTCCGGTTTGCCGATGAACAGCCACAGCGGATTCTCCAGCGTCAGCCGGATGCGGGGTTCTTCCTGGGCTTCGACATGGATGTCCACCTCCGTCACCGAGTGGATTTTCCGGCCAGTCTCGACGTCAACGATGATCGTATCACTGGGGTTACCTGTAGTGTTCTCCACCCGCACGCTTGCGTAACTCACCAGGGCCTCGGTTCGCTCGGATTCGGAAGCAGGTCCTTCGCCCGACATAGTTCACTGCTGTACACCATACAGAGACTGCGCGCCTCGTCTGCACTTACACCGGCCCGACGCAACTCGACAGAATAGTGAGCGACCTCTTCAGCCACTTCTTTGAGAAGGTCGCGCCGCTGTTTCGGATCGTCGATCATGTCGGCTCCTTCCCCCGCCACAGCCTCCCAGCTTGTCCGAAGCACCACAGCGTCACACTGAGGGTGACAGCCATAACCAGCACCCATGAGGCTATCCGGAACGACTGTCGCAGCGCTCCCGGAAGGACCTCGTCCGCTATCCCCGTCCCGAGGATCGCGAGAAGTAGGCCGCCCACGATCCAAATGACCGCCCGAATCTTCTTCACGCCGCCGCCTGACTTTCCGTTGGGGAGACCTCGAACCGATTGATCGCACCGCAGCATCTGGCGCGGCACTCGAAGCCGGTGAT